ATTATATATTAGATCTATATGGGAGGAGATGACTGGCAAAATAGATCCAGAATTGAATTTTGAAATATTTAAATATCTATTCAAAAATCCTCAAAAGAATACAGGATTATTAAAATCAATGAAATCACCTTTTATAGCTAGCGCTTTCACCAAATCAACAACAGGATATGCTTGCGGATGGAAGATGATGAATTAAGCGCATTTCAGATGAAACCTATGCCAAAACAGAATATGGATATCACTACCTATTATAGATTACAAAAAGAAATAAATCAAAGCTACAAAGATATGAATGAAGCTGGACTTCCACTATTAGCCAAAATGTTTAAACGAATGATATCAGCTGAAGTTAGTTTCAAAAATGTGTCAGATTTTTCCATGTTTTGGTTCATTGAAGCAATGACCGGAATAATGAGAAATGATTTTTCAAAAACAGCGATTAAAGAAATACTAGAAGCAACAGAACTTAATGAAGCTGAGCATCCAAATAATTTAATGAAAGAAGAATACTATAAATTATGGTACGAATTTTTATCATCATACGTTCAAGAATTACCTGAAACAGGAGAGGAATTCGTTATAGATATGATGTCTGATTTAACAACAAGATCAAATGGATTTAATGACAAAATAGGTGTAAAGGGATCAGAAGAACCAAACCCTAATGTTTATTCTGTAAATATAAAGGCAGGTATAAATAGAGGTGATGATGAAGACAGTGATTATGAAATAGTGTGGAAAATTAATGATAAGGCAATGACATTTAGAAAAATGCTTGAAGATCCACAAAATTTGTTCGACCATAAATGGATAGAATCAAGTTTAACGTATGAAAATCCAGGAAGAATGTTTTCAAGAAATGTTCCCGCCAGAGATGTAAGGAAAGTTTATGGTGTACCTATGTTCAGATTTTTAACTGAAAGATTTGTAAGAAATTTAGTTCATTATTTAGCCAAGAAAACGTATCCGGAAGGAGTTGGTGAAATAGGAAAGCCAATATCAACTTTAGCTATAGATACAGGTAGATATTTAACTGAAATGGGACCTTATCTTAAAGCAACTGGAAATGTGGGTCAATGGGATAGAATATTATTAAATGATTTTAAACTATATGACCAAACGCAATCGTTTAAAGAGTTCAGGATATTACAAATAATGGCTGGAAGAAAAGTGGCTGAAGATAAGAAAGATATATTAGATAAACGTAAATATGAAGTATTAGGTGGACGTGACCCTTTACAAAATATATTGTTGAATTGGGAAACCATGAGACATGCCGTATTTCGAGTATATATTACAGCTAGTGATTACGTGGATTTACCAACAGGTTGGTTATATTCAGGAGAATTTGCTACTTTAGTCACCAATACTATAACGAATTATGCTTACATGAAAGCAGTGATTGCAAATTTAGGAAGTGTAAATCTTAAATTATCAGATGGAGAATATACATTAGATCAGTTTATATTAATTAAACAATTTAAACTACAAGGAGATGATGAAATAGCCATCATACCACAACAAAGATTAAATATGAGTATCGATGATTTAATAATAATTGAAGAGGCGTTTCTGGATTTGTTAAGTTTTGTGGCCGAATCATCAGGAATGATTTTATCAAAAGGAAAAGTAGGATTAAGATCTGGACATTTTGAATTTTTAAAGAAAGCTGGAATGTGGGGCTATGCGATTCCAAGATACATGCAAGTATCATTAGAAGAATCAGAGTCACTAAATAGAAA